TATGGGTACCGCAGCTGATACGGTTACAAACCATACAACTGGCGCATCATTTCAAATTGCTGCAAATAGTCCAATTGTACTGTTTAAAGAACAGGACGAAGAGGTTTATTCAGGTGCTACTACAACACACTTTACTAAAATAACGTATCCAAGAGGATAAGATGAAATTAATTGCTGAATTTAATGATCAACATTTAAATGTTATTACCGAAGCAAAAAGTAATGGCAAAGGTAAGCGATTTATCATCGAAGGTATCTTTGCGCAAGCAGAGACAAAAAATAGAAATGGACGTATTTACCCATTACCCGTTATGGAAAAAGCAGTAGGTAAATACGATACCGACCAAGTTTCTAAAGGTCGTGCCGTGGGTGAACTGAATCATCCCGAAGGGCCGACGGTAAATTTAGATAAAGTTTCACACAAGATTGATTCCTTGAAATTTGATGGGAACAATGTTGTGGGAAGAGCCACAGTTTTGGACACTCCTATGGGTAAAATCGTTGAAGGTTTACTTGATGGTGGCGTCGGACTGGGCGTTTCGACTCGTGGTATGGGAAGTTTGATGCAACAAAATGGCGCTATGGTAGTGAAAGATGATTTCCTACTCAATGCGATTGACATTGTTCAAGATCCATCCGCACCTGGAGCATTTGTTAATGGGATTATGGAAGGTGTAGAATGGATATGGAATAACGGCATTATTGAAGCTAGAACTATTGAAAAAATGGAGACTGAAATTAAGACAGCTCCACGAAAAGATCTCTATGAGACACAGGTTCGTGAGTTTAAGAATTTCCTCTCGTTACTCAAAACTAAATGACAAAGGAGTCAATGATGACTGATGAAAATCAAGTAGAAGATCAGGACGTTGAACTTCATGATGAGGACGAAATCATGGAAGCACAAGGTCACGATCCTAAGAATGCAGAGGCACAGTCAGTAGCATCTGTCGATAAGGCAGGTGACGCAACCGGTTCTGCACCGTTGCCTACATCGCCTGGCGCAACTGCAAAAAATAATACCAAAAAAGATCCAATGCCAAAAACTAAAGCCGCATTAATGGCAGCAGTTGTTGGTAAAATGCAGAAAATGGATCGAAAGGCATTAACTGCTATGTATCATTACAATAGCACTTCTGAGGAAGATTTTGATGGTGAACCAATTGCTGAAACGCAAGAGATTAACTATCAGGCAGACTTTTCCGAAGATCTTAATGCTCTCGTAGAATCAGAGGCAACACTTTCTGACGAGTTTAAAGATAAAGCAGAGACAATTTTTGAAGCTGCTATTAAATCTAAACTCGGTGAAGAAATTGATCGCCTTGAAGCCAAGTACGAAGAAGAACTTGCCGAAGAGATTAAAACCACTAAGGAAGATCTCGTTGAAAAGGTCGATTCGTATCTTAACTACGTTGTCGAAAATTGGATGGAAGAAAATAAACTTGCTGTCCAAGCCGGACTTAGAACCGAAATTGCAGAAGGCTTTATGAATAACCTTAAGGATTTATTCACAGAGTCCTACATCGAAGTTCCAGAGTCTAAGGTAGACCTAGTTGATGAACTATCTGAAACAGTTGAAGAGCTTGAGGAAAAACTCAACGAATCAACTGGTAAATCTATTGAAATGGCAGAGGAATTGGAACTCTTAAAAAGAGAAAGAATCATTATGGAAGCTTCCACTGATCTTACCGATACTCAAAGTGATAAATTAATAAAGCTCGTTGCAGATATTGACTACGAAGATGATGATACATTCATCGAAAAAGTTGTAACTGTAAAAGAGTCATACTTTAACAAAAAGGCCGTAAGTGGTTCCACAGACATGGACGAGATAGATGAGACTGACGATTTGGTTGAAACTTCTGGTTCAATGGGTGCATACCTCTCAGCCATTAAGCGTCAAAACAAATAAGGAGTGAATGATGCAACCAACTATTTCTTACGATAAGCTCGTTGAAAAGTGGTCTCCGGTACTTAATGAAGAAAGTGCTGGTAAAATCACTGACAACCACAGAAAAGCAGTAACCGCTGCTGTTCTTGAGAACCAAGAAATTGCCCTTAAAGAAGAAGGCATGATGCTTGGTGAAAATAACGATACAACCACAGTTACTTCTGGTGTTACTAATAACTGGAATCCAGTATTAATCGCACTTGTAAGACGTGCAATGCCTAACCTAATGGCATATGATGTCTGTGGTGTTCAACCAATGACCGGCCCAACTGGTCTAATTTTTGCAATGAAATCAACATATCAAACAGCAAAGGCTGGACAAGATGTTGGTTCAGAGGCTCTCTTTAATGAGGCTAATGTTAACTATTCAGGCGATTCTGCTGCTACTGGTAACGGTACAAGAGGTCCTTCTGGTCTTTCTGGTGCTACCGATACTGATGGTGGTGGATCAATTGCTGACTCAGGTGATACATATGTACCAGTAACTGGTGATGCGTACACAACTGCAGAGGCTGAGGCTCTTGGTGTATCTGGTGGTGAGCCATTTGCTGAAATGGGCTTTACCATTGAGAAAGCTACTGTGACTGCAAAGTCCAGAGCACTCAAAGCAGAATATACTCTTGAACTTGCTCAAGACTTGAAAGCAATTCATGGTCTTGATGCAGAGACAGAGTTGGCTAACATTCTGTCAACTGAGATCCTTGCTGAAATTAACAGAGAGGTAATCAGAACTATTAACTCTCAGGCAAAAATTGGTGCACTTCAGGCCAACACTGCTCTAAACGGTGTATTTAATCTAAATACAGATGCTGATGGTAGATGGTCTGTTGAAAAGTTCAAGGGACTTATTGTCCAACTTGAAAGAGAAGCTAACATTATTGCTAAAGAGACACGTAGAGGTAAAGGTAACTTTATCATCTGTTCATCAGATGTAGCTTCTGCACTTTCTGCTTCTGGCATGTTAGATTACTCACCAGCAATGGCAACTAACCTAAATGTTGATGACACAGGTAATACATTTACTGGTGTTCTTAACGGCAGAACTAAGGTCTACATTGATCCTTATGCATCTGTTGATTATATCAACGTTGGTTATAAGGGAACTAATCCTTATGACGCAGGTGTGTTCTACTGCCCATACGTACCATTAACAATGGTAAGAGCAGTTGGTGAGGATACTTTCCAACCGAAGATTGGCTTTAAGACAAGATACGGTATGGCTTCAAACCCATTCGTAACTTCTACACCAGCCAATGGTCTTGCAGCGGCTAGAAACAACCAATACTACAGAATCTTCAGAGTAGATGGTATGTTAACATCTTCATAATAATAAAAAAGTTAATTACACTTTTTGGAGGGCTTCGGCCCTCCTTTTTTTTATTATAAATAGTTATGATAGGAGTATATAAATGGCAGATTTAACAACCAATTTAAATTACTTACAACCTACCTCGTATAAACTGGTAATTGATAGAAAAAATTATCCAAACCTAGAGTATTTTTGTCAAAATTTTACACACCCAGGTATGATTGTCAATCCAGTTGAGGTACCATTTAGAAAAATTGCTGGTGTGCCATTTGTTGGTAATTCACTAACCTTTAATGAATTAAATGCAACCATTATTTTAGACGAGGATATGACGGCATATGATGAAATGTATTCTTGGATTAGAAGGGTTGTTGATGCAAGTGATGTAAGGGCATTAGATAGAAATTCAACAACAGTACCAACATATTCCGATATTACACTATCAATTTTATCCAGTCAAAATACTCAGGTAAAGCAGGTTAAATATCACGAATGTGTACCTGTATCATTAGGAGATATTAATTTTGAATCTACAGCCACAGGAACTGAATTTGTAACATTTGTGGTTGCTTTTAGATTTACATATTTTGAATTTGTTTAATGGCATTTTTAGTACACCCGTTACCACCAATACCAGTTTTTGTTCGTAAGGAATATCTTTACGATTTGGATAAAGGCCATGGTGAATATACACCTGGCATATGGATTAGTGTAAAATCAACAATGTATAAAGCATTATACTTTGAAACCTTATTAACAGATTATGGAGCATTATATGATAAACTTCCTCTCTCGGCCTTCGTCTGGAAAATGGATCACGGTAACCTTCCTCTTGACGTTCTTCAGTTGTGGGATTGTTTTGATTATGATTTAACTGTGGTACAAAAACCATTGTTATCACGGTGTGAATTTTTTGGTAAAGATAAACAAATGCATCCTGGCGAATATGAATTTACAATTGATAATGCTCATAGAGATAAAAGTATTATTGATACAAATTTTTCCGAACATGATCCAGAGCATAAATCATTCAATATTATAAGACTTGATAATGGACAATTTGCTGCACAACCAAATAATAGAGTTATTTGGAGAGATAGTTCACTAACACCAAATGATTTACAAACGCCTGATTTTAAAGTGTGTACACAAAATTACGCAGTTGAAACAGAACCAAAATGGTCGGTTGGTCATACCGATGAATGGCAATATAAAACAAAGGACGAGGAGGACCTTTCTGGGATAACCTCCAATTTAGGTTGATATATAATAGTATTGAAAAGGATATATTATGAAAGAACTTGAACAGATATTAAAAGAATGGGAAGATGATTGTAAAATTGATAATGTTCATTTGGATGAAACATCTCGCAAAACTCCCGTATTACACTCAAAATATTTAAGTTTATTATCACAAGCAAAACTAAAACATAGAAAATGTGAATTTGCTCAAAAGACGCTATTGAAAGATAAGTGGCTTTGGTATAATGGTAAGATGAGTCAAGAAGAAATTGAGGAAAAAGGTTGGGATCCAGATCCATTTAATGGTTTAAAAGTATTAAAAGGTGAAATGGAACATTATTATGATTCGGATCCTGAAATACAAAAAACAGAAGAACAAATACAGTATTGGAAAACAGTAATAGATACATTAACAGAAATAGTAAGCAATTTAAATTGGCGACATCAAACAATAAGTAATATTATTAAATGGAAACAATTCGAGTCAGGAAATTAAATCACGCTAATCTACATCTTGAATGTGATCATGGCGTAGCGGCAGAGGTCAGAGAATTTTTTACCTTTGAGGTGCCGGGTGCCAGATTTATGCCGGCATTTAAACGTAAGGTATGGGATGGTAAAATTAGATTATTTGATGCCAACACAGGTTCATTACCAGCAGGATTAATACAGCATCTTGTTGCATTTTGCAATGATCACAAATATGAAATTGAGCAGATAAAAACAAAGTATGGATTGCCATATGAAAGAGATGATATAAAAGGTAAGAACCTTATTGATTTTGTTGAAAGTCTACATCTGCCATTTAAGATTAGAGAATATCAATTTATTGGTATTATGGAGGCCTTAAAACGT